TCGACATTGTCTTCTAGTGCTTCAGCAGAAACTTCCCAATCCAAACGGATTTTCTTTGTGGTAAGTTCTACCTTAGAGAAGGTTGCGCCAGTGTTTGTGTAATCTCCGAGTGCTTGTGCAGCAGAACGGATAACACGCTCACCAACGTTAATCTTCTCAAGTTCCATGGTGTTTGCTCTCATCGTCACACGACGACCATCTTGGGCGAGAACGGTTGCATCCCATACGTAGTCAATAAAACGACGTGCCTGTTCAGGGCGTAGGATTCCGCTTGCAGCATCACCCGAAGGATTAACGGCATTTGGACCAGATGTGACACCAAAGTTGGCATTAGGGATGTTACCAAGTGTATCTGCACCTGGACTTGTTACACCACCAACACCGCCTGAAGCGAAAGCACCTTGGCCTTGATAAAGACCTGGTGTAGTTCCGCCTAGTTCGCCTGCTTCTCCAGGCTGGTTTTTCTTAATCTCTTCCGACATATTGTCACCTCCTAAGTGATTACTTAAATAAATAAGTCGGCTGTTTTGAGGAAACGTCCGCCCCATAGGGATTTTTCAACCATTTCTGGTTGCTCCTGTACGATCTCGCCTAGATCGCCAGACTTTCGGAATGCTGTATCTGCTTCTACTGCGTCAACACGCTTTCCAAACTTATTAACTTGTTCTGTTGTTGCAGCAATATCTTTGGCGACTGCATCCAACGAACTTTTTACTGCTGCCGTATCAACCTTGCTAGACTTAAGCATTTCTACTTCTGCCTGCAAAGACTTTACAGTTTCAACTAAATCGCTAAAGGCTGATGTAATTGTATTCTTGATTTCAGCAACTGCTTCAACAATTGCTTCATCTGATTTAGATACTTCTGCTGTTACTTCTGCTGCAGGTGCTTCGACTGATTCCTCAGCCTTAACAACCTCTTCTGCTGCTGGAGCCTCTTCAGACTTCTCAACAACTTCTTCAGTTGCTGGAGCCTCTTCAGACTTCTCAACAACTTCTTCAGTTGCTGGAGTCTCTTCAGACTTTTCAACAACTTCTTCTGCAACAGCAGTTTCAACTACTGCATCTGCCTCTGGAGCGATCTCTTCTGCCTTTGTAACTTCGACTTCTTCAGCCTTTGTTTTCTTTGACATAGGATTATCCTCCTTCGTTATCTTAGCATCAATGCCTTTAGCACTATCTACTAAGAATTTGACTATATCTGTTTTTTCGTTGTCTTCTTTTTCAACGAAACCTATATTTTTCATCTGCTCTCCAGTTACTGGGCTTATGGCAGACTCTTGATCTGAAACTATAACAATTCCAGATTCTTGATCATAAAAAACATTTTCTAATTCAACATCTTGGCCTTTAACAACTTCAACACCATCAACTTTTTCAACATGCATAATGTTTGCAAATTGATTTGCTGGAGAGTCTACTAATGATAACTCTACAAGATCATAATCTTTAATAATTCTAATCGTAGTATCTGATTTCTCATCATACCCGTCATCCCACTTATTCATACGTCCACCAATTGAGAATCCTGTTAGTGTACCGTCTAAAACTTTTTCCCATGTATCTTGTGCACCTTTTGAAACATACGCAGATACAAAAACACCAGAATAAAACTTTTTAGATTCTGGATCAAAATATCTATCTTCTTTAAAGTTAACCATTTTACCAACAGCAAGTGGTTGATGCATCTCACGAATGTTTCCTCTAAACTTTGAAAATGCTTTTAGAGATGCTTCTGATGTAACTATGTCACCCTGCTTATCAAGATTATCAAGGGATGCAAAACCTGAGACTATGCGTCTTTCTTTATCTACCTTCGCAAACGGAAGGGAAAGCCTTACGGAGTCGCCATCGGTATCCCAATGGGCTTTAGATATAGTCATACTAGTATATATTATAGAGCCTTTTTTACACAAATGTTAATAAACTGTGAATAACTTGTGGATAACTATTGTGTTGATCTACCCTCGCCTTTTGGATTTCTACCAGATAAAGTGGCAGGTCCGTCAGACTGATTATTAACTCTTTCCCCATCCCGTGCACGTTCAGTAGTGTCTTCTGGCTTAGGGTTGAAAGGCTCGTCCCCCCCCTCTCTTTGTGGAAGTCCAAGAATAGATCTTGCTTCATTTGGAAGCATAACCTGTGTTTTTACATACCTTTCCAATATTTGAGACTGTGCTATTTCATCTGTCAGTGTAAGTTCTTTAAATTTTAACACTAGAACATCTGTTTTTTCCTTAACTATTTTATTTATAATTTTTTCTAGTTCCCGCTGGGCTGGACGAGATACTTGCTCTTTAAAGGTACGATCCTGAGCAAGTGCTGCTGCTATAGCCCCAGAGTCTCCACCACCAATTTTTGACAAAGGTACTTGGTGTGCAATTAATACATCATCACGATTTTGCTTACGATATTTTTCAAATGAACCTTCTTGAACACCATTCTCAATAGGCTCCATCTTAAACTCAACTTTATTTGTATCATTGTCACCTGGAAGAGGAATGTATAGAGTTCTATGAGATTGACCCTTAAGTCCTGTTTGTAAAAATCTAAACATCTTATCTTCTGCATCTGCCGATAATTTTGCACCCTTTAGTGTCACAACATAACGAGGGACAGCCTTATTACTAAAGTAGTCAATGTTATATTGTGACGCTAACTGGTCTCCATGGAGCGAGTTTATTGCCGACATTATGTCTGGTACACCATAAAAAGTATTTAAAGGCGAGTACTGTTTAAAGTGTATAATTTCATTTGGTCTTGGATCTGAAGTTACGGGATTAGGATTCTTAGCACCAAAGTTTCTAAAATAAACAACCTTGCTACCAATTATCTGAACATATCCATCACGTAATCTACGCACACGCATTGTGGTGGCTGGTATATGTCCAATATATCCAATCTCTCCTCGTGTTGTACGACCAACTTCAAGATATCCATTTCCAACTGCCTGTACATCTGTATAAACTTTCATCATTGTTGTTGTAAATGAGTCATCGTCATTTAATGACTCAATCCATTCGTGCATCTCAATCTTTGCACGTTCAATTCTATTTCTTGCTCTTTCTACCTGACCAGAATCTTTGTTTGATTCAAGTCTTAGCATTGTGCTTGGAGATACTTCAAAGTCATACCCTAAACCAACAATGTTTTCTACCTTAGCATCAATTGCAGCGTGATTAGCAAATGATGTATCATAATAGTTTGCTAACTCATATACATTCCATGGTGGTGTAATTACATCAAATAGTCCGTAGCCATTTCTATACACCGTGCCAGGATTAATCTCTTTTGACTTGGCATCTCCTAATCCATGCTGTTCTGCTCTTGCACTATCAATATATCCCTGTGTGGGATCATTAGCAGTTGCTTTTTCAACAAGACGAGAAGTTCTACGTTTAAAATTATTATCTAAACCAGAGTATGATTTTAAATCTGACCAGGATTTATTAAAAGGATCTGCACCCTTAAACTCATCAGGCGCCCCAAGTGGAGTATCTATTCTTGCGCCAATTAAATATTCTTTTTCTTCTGACATTATTATTCTTCTCCATACTTTGCAATAGTATCTTTTGCTGCCTGAACAGCACCGAGATCATTAAGGTTAGGGATAAGTCCAGCATTAATTCTTTCAACTTGTTCAGAGTATTCTTCATCTGACACCTTTTTTACACCTGGCTCAAACACTGCCCTGCCCTCTGGCTGTCCAAAATGTGCAGCAGCCTGTGAAAGTTTTGCTATTTGTGAAAGGTCGTCCTTCATAGATTCAATAGTTAAATAATTTCCATTTCCATCTGAAAATCTTTTGCCACTTGGAAGTAGCCAAAAATATACGCCCCAATCATAATTCTTTGGAAGAACTTTTACCTTTGTGTTGCCGATCTGGCCTGGCATTCTTGGTTTACCATCTTTACCAATAAGTGGGGAATTTTCTTGTTTCATAACCATTAGTATACCATACTATACTGCATCTGAGACTTGAGATTGCCACAATACATCTTTAAATACTGCGTACTCATAGTCTTTAATACTAAAAACACGATTATCATCAATTATTATTTTGTTTGTTCCTGTATATGCTTTATATAAATCTGAAGGATCTACTCCATAGTAACTAACTGATGACTGAACTAGTACACCTTGCCATAGATAATATTGATTCCAATACTCCCAGTCGAATAAACCTTCTAGAGCAAACTTAACCCTTGCCCAAGGTCTTTTGGTGACATTTTGAATAGCCTGAAGATTAGTAGTTTGATAATAAGACAAACCATTAAAAATAATAGGACCATTAATCATTATAGATCCAGCATATGATTTAAAGTTTAATATGCTGGGGAATCCTATTCCTAGCATTGCCCACTCATTTATGTTTAATACTGGTTCTTTGACTACCTGGCCATTTAAATAAAATGATATTCCATCATATAGGGCACCAGTGTTTGCATCAATTGCATAAATCTTAGCCCTCTTTCCAGTTGGGTGATTAGCAACCATATAAAACTTTATTATTTTATTTTTTGCATTTATCTGCATTATTTGTGTTGGAGCATATGGGAAAAAATCACCGTTAAATCTTATTAATGATTGCATAGCCATTACTTCATAGTTTGGAGTTTTATCAGAGTTTACTGGTATAGCAATTCCACGGTTTATAAGTGGGTCATGATTTCCTCTTAGTTCTAAGCCAGAATATCTAGTAAGGTAAAGATATGGGGATGATCCTTTATAGATCGTAAATGGATTTTTTGCTTTATAATTATAATAGTACCCATTATTAACATATGGATAAACTTTTGTTCCAAATCTTGTACCAATATTATTCGCTGTATTATAGTTAAATGCTTGCGATGCTAACTGTAAGTTTTTTATTTTAATTGGTTGATATTTTATTCCATCAACTTCAAAATCTAAATGGGTTACTATAGCAATTTTATTAAAATCAACACCCCTAGGTGGATAAATTATTATATTATCTACAACTTCATACTTAGTATTTATCCACTCATCCCCTGGAGTTATGACTCCATTTTTAGGGACATCTTGAGTATTTACAAAAAATCCATCTGTTGCATTCGCACCAGTTTCTAAATATTCAAATGTTATGTATGTCTTTAGTATAGAGTCTGAAGTGTCATATGAATATGTTTTAATAGACTTCTCTGCTAAATCTTGATAATCTACATATCCAGTATATAAATAATTATCTAACGACTCATATGTTCTTTGCACTGGATAGGAATACTCAGCAGCCAATTCACTATAAAGCCATCCATCTTCATCTATTACTTCTGTTTCTTTAAATTTTGCTGGTGCTGGATAGTTAATGTTAAACTGAATAAAATCTAGGCCAAATTTTGAATCTCCATACTCATCAGTTATGTACTGTCCAAAATAAGATAGCGGAACATAATCTTTCCATGATCCCTTAATGTCTACATCTAAGTAAAAACTATTGAAGTAATTTTTAGGAACTATTGCACAACTTGACACATGGTTTGTTAACTCTGTAGTTAAGAATGAGGTTTCGTCACCGCCATTCAATATATAATTCCAAAACTCTTGATCTGCATCTCCACCGTCGTAATCTATTCCTGGCCCATATAAGTTAAATATATTTTCATAATCTTTTGGCACTCCTAAAGAATTAAATAAATTAGCAATATCTTTAACATTTTTTTCAGAGCATAGCGCTATTTTATAAATATTGCCAGTAAATGTTTTATCAAATTCCTTTGTTCCTCCAACATACATTTTTAGAGATGATGAATTATTAAAAAATGAAGTAATATTATTTCCATAGTAATCTCTAAATATATCTATTTCAATTCCTACAGCAAATAGAACATCTTCTGGAACTGATAATGCCTCGTATATAGTTTGTAAATCTTCTTGTCCATATTTTAAAATATATCTTACATCTGCACCTACGGACTCTATTGATAAATAGTTTCCAGAGTCATCCTCTAGCCTAATTAAAACTTGAGATCCAGACGCACCTATTTCTTTTTTGAACAAACCGTAAAAGGCATGAGTTGACTGATTTGATAAATTAAAGGTATCAAAATAAACATATGAATTTGTTGTATTCCAATCTTCTGTTGGCCTTAAGTTAATAAATAAAGAGTTTTCGTTTTGAATAACAGCACATTGATTTAATAATTCTGTTTCATTATTGACTAAATTATTAGTAACTATTGATGGAATAGAAAAACTAGGTGGCTTTAAATAATTATCTTCAATAACAATATTATCTAAAGAACCCTGAGACCAGGACCCTAGGTCGGGATAGTTATAATTTTTTGTATAGTCTGCAAATGAATAATCAAACAACACAGAACTTCCGCCATAGGACGCATTCAAATTTTCTGGATATTGAACTCCCTGTCCATAAACAAATCTACGCTTTGCTACTAAAGTTGGCACTATATATGGATAAATAGCAATACAATCTAACTCAATTGGCTGAATATCTGCATATGCATAAAAACCTATCCAGTCTTGACTTTTCCCAAGTTCGTTTTCGTTGTCTGGCAGCGTTAAGGTTTCACTATTAATTGATAAACTAATTACTTCTTCTCCATTAATTAATACAGTAGAAAGGTTATTTGAATATCTCCAATGGATTAGCATTGGTCTTTCCCATTGTCCAACATAATATGATTGATAACTTTCATTTATTTTAAGAATTAAAAATGGACCGTCTAAATATAAGCCGTCTGATGATGCTATTGGACCTATTATTTTTCTTGATACTGAAGATGAGTTATTTGTTCTTAGCCAAAATTCTAATGTAAATTCTTGATATCTTCCGCCATTAGATAGCATTCCGTTTGAAGGAACAATCAAGCAGGGGCTTCCTGAGTTATCGTATAACTTAGTAATATTTTGAGATCCAAACACCATAGGTATTCCAAAGTTTTTAGCAACTAAAGCATTGTTGTCTGTAAAATAATATCCAGAATAGTCAGATAGTCCGTAGGCATTCGCTTCAATTACTTCTGCAGAATCTAGTGCAATAGTAGTTGGCAAAGTTATTGTAGATACACCTAGGGAACTGGACTGAAACTCTTCAGCCCATTGACCGAAGGTAACTCCATTAATATAAATTGTATAATCTGTTAATGTTGGTGATGTTCCTAAATAATTAATTTTTATAACTAGTCTTACTGGTAATGTAGTGTCTTCTGGGCTAAAAGTTTCTGATAAAAAATACCATCTATCTTTTAATGTAGCATCATATGACTTTAAAATATCCACATATGATTCAAGAGCATCATCATAATATCTATACCCAATTTCTATGCTAAGAGTATAGGGGCTTGACGTATAGAAATATGAGCCAATAGAAAATGTTTTTAGTGCAGAGTTTAGTTGATCTATTGTTATTAATTCTGGGCTAACTAACGTTGTAGAAAATAATTCAGACACTAAAGAACTTGGTGTAATTTTATTTATTACGCTATCTGGGAAAGGTGCATCCAATAACTCTTCAGTTGTTTCTGATGATCCATTATCTATTGACCATAGTGAAATATCTCGGTTTGCTTCGGATATAATGGAAACATAATCAGCCTGATCGTCTAATGCCCACAAAAACTGCGGATGTTCCGCATATATTTTTTCCGCATAAAGATTTGATGGACTAGACATTATGGGTCTATTTTATCATACAACACGGGTAATCCATTGTGGCGATGTATATCTTGTCCCTTTTGTAATTGGCTTAACACCATGAACAAAATCTGGGGTATCTGGAAAACAAACAAGGTCTCCAGATTGAGGCTTTATATATATGTTTAATTCTGGGAAATATATTTCGCCACCCTCGTAGTCACTATTTAAGTAAATAAGAGTTGCAATATCGTTAGGCCTATTTATATCAAAATGTTCATGCATTCCGTACCCAGTTAAAAATCTTGCAATATGAGTCTTTGATGAATCAAAATCATTAAAATTACCATCGTAGTTATTTTGTACAAATTCCCTAACTAAAGATCCATATCTATCAAGAAGTTTTTTAATGCTATCATCATTAAATTCTGAATAAAATGTAAATTCTTTTTCGTTGTTTCCAAAATTTTCAAATTTATTGTCTACGGTTTTAACATATTCATGAATCAATACTGCATCGTCATTGCTCATAAAGCCCTTAATATGTTTAACTAAATTATTCATAAAAACCCTTTATCTGCCAATCTTCCCAATCAGTTTCTTCATAAGAAGTTCTGTTTGGCATCCAGTGCTGGCCCTTTTTGCCCATCCATGCTTCTGATATGTATAGGCTTCCTTTAATAATTTCTGATATCCCTCGTAAATTTTCTTCTGTTTCTTCAAAAAATATTAAATCTCCTGGGTTAGATATAAATGATAAATTTAAATTTGGAAATAAAATGTTTCCGCCAACTTCTGCATTTTTCCAAATTATATATGACCCATAAGTTCCTTCTGGTTTATTGTTTTTATTATGATGTAAATCTGATTTTTTACCTATGCCATATCTTGCAATATAGTGTTTTGAAAACATTGGCGGATGATACTCATCATTTGTTTTTGACTTTATTATTTCATAAAATCCTTTAGAATATTTTGAAAATATTTCAAGAATTTTTTTTGGCATTTCTCCACGAGTATGTATATCAAATTCTATACCACCACTAAATAGTTGATCATGAAGTGGGTCATGATCTTCTTTTGTATGAAACTTTATAGTATCGATATATTTTTGTACTATAAATACATCTTCAAAACTAATAAAGTCTTTTACAATATCCATAATTATCCTATCTTTATCTCACAAGTATCTGTAGTACAGTACATTTCTCCTTGTGCCTCCAAATTTTCAACGCCATCATAGATAGCAGACCAGTCAATCTTTTTTATTTGACCAATATAACCATTATACTCTTCTTCGGTTATCTCTGTATATGGTTGCTGAGGATAAACAGTGTTGCCCATCGGCAAGAATGATACTGCCTTTAATTGGCCTTCGTACATATGAAGTGCAGGCGCAATATGCTTTGCTTCAGTTTCTTTGTCAAATGAAAGCGTTACAGATACGCCGTTGTCGGACCAATATTTCTGAGCAGTTGCAGCAAGCGCAATCTTCTCAAATAAAGTAACATCCTTTTCAGATCTTGCGTGTCCAGAGTGTACTGGGAAATATACGACAGTTGTATTCGCAGATACAAGGTCTGCTTCCATTTTATATCCTGCAGCCTTGAACAAGTGAATCATTGGGTCAGTATTCCCAAATCTAATTGCTCGCAAGAAATAGTTTCCTCCAGGCGCCCAGTGAACTCCAGGCGTGGCGCCAGATAGAATTGATACAGACCCTGATGGTTTAACAGTTGTGACTCTAATGGAATCACGAACACACAACCATTCAGAATATGAATGATCATATTTACGGATAGTCTCATATCCTTCGTCCATCCATTCTCTCACAACAGGCAAACCAAATTTGTCTGAGAATGATGCTATACCTGTAAGGGATGTCCCAATACGACGATTACGCTGCATAATTCCATTTGTCTGTTGCCAGTGTGTTGGTATCAGCGTTACCGTCTTTCCATACAGATATGCAAACTTTAATGTACGCAAGAAATCTTCTTTAGACTCATGACGATTTAAATGTACTTCAACCAATGTGCATAATTCGTATGACTCCAAAGGTTGTTCTGCACAAGGATTGAAGCCCATGACTCTATAATCTTTGCCGTCTTTTGGATCTGCCAATCTTCCATAATTTCTTGCCACATCTAGCCAGATAAATCCTGGTTCTCCATTGCTTACAATTAAATCTACATACTCTTCGTACTTTGTACCTACCGTCGCAGAAATAGAGTTGTTAGACATCCAAGCCCATCCTGGATTCTCTGGATCAAATGAATTACGCTCTGGGAATATCTCTGCATTTTTCAAGTTCATAAAATCTTGATCGTCTGCCCCGCCAAGTGCTAAGGTTGCAGATCGTCTAACATTTCCTGATACCACACAGGTACCAATAAGGTTGATTATGTCTACTATTGCTCTTGAGTCTAGGGTCTCTCCTGTTCTACCGCCAATTACAGCCCTTATCTGCTTATGCAACTGTATAAGTGGTGCAGGACCGCTTGCAGTGCCTCCAAAGCCCTTAATAGGCGCTCCTAGTGGCCTGATGAGGTCATAGTTAAATTCTTGAATATACATGTTAGGCTTTAAGAATGAGTTAATTAATAATCTAACAGATTCTACCCATCCTTCACGAGTATCTGGTATTTCATATACTTGTGGTGGTTCTGTAGGGCTATAAATAGGAAGTTTCTTTTCCCCGCCCAAAGTATCAAACCCAACACCAACGCCCATCATAAGAGCATCCATTACCCAGGCAAACAATTGACCTGGATCGTTACGATCAATGTCTTTAGTAGAAACCATAGCGCAATTTTGAAGTGCTGCTGAGTTTTTCTTTTCCATTGTTAGTGATGTTCCAAAAGACCATAGGCCTCGTCCTGGAGGGGTCCATTTTAATTCGAACAAACGCTGATAGGCTTCTTTTGCGGAAGACTGTGCTTTATAGTCATTCCAGGGTAGCCTGTTTTCTTTTGCATGATTCTTTTGGGCTGAATACATACCCTCGATTACTCTACGACAAACCTCATACCATCTTTCTTTAGTTCCATCTTCTTTCATGCGGGAGTAGGTACGAATAAATGTAATCTCTCCTAATGAATTACCACCTGCATCTGCAAAGCCAAATGGTGACTCTTTTATTTTATACTCACTTATGAAGTCTTCTGATAAACGGAAACTAAAAAAATCTGACACTGTTTTTCTCCTTAAGAAACTGTTATTGACTAAGTATATCAGAGTTTTTAATTTTGCAAAACTCTCATGTTATTCTTTACAGTTAAAGTTAATTAAAACTCATTTTTGATGAATGCATTTTTGGAAAACATCTTAAGCAAATAGTTAATTTAGCATTAGTAACTGGACAAGTTTTAATTTTATAACTATGCCCAAATATAAAGCAGATAATTTTTTTCATAATTCAACCCACATATTTGTTACAACATGAGAATTTTTTGGAGCAATATCATATGCTATAGTAATTCTAGGTTTATCTTCATACCAGTCATCTCTACCATGCGGATGACCTGTTTCAGAAACTATGACACGATTATTTTTATTATAATTTTCAAATAGAGTTTCTCCATCAATTTTATAATATGTAATTGATGGCTCTGCATTTACACAATAGTAGCCGTGAAAAATAGGTGCGCCTAAACCTTCTGCATGATCATGAAAGAATATATCATTTTTTAATGGATTAACTCCAGAGCCACCCTGGGTTTTTGGATCATAGTTAAACCATCCATTAATCTTATATTGCTTTTCATTAAAATCATGCCCATAGTATTCTGATGCATCTTTTACCAAATCTCTTAAAGCATTATGTAACGCCTTTATTTCGTTATTATCAAATTGAAAAATATTATAATAGTTTCCTAATTGAGTTGGCGCTCCGTTATCTTTGTTATACTGACTTAGTTTTTCTTGTGGAATACTTACTAAATTTCCAGATAGTAGTTCTTCCATTTTATTTTCTAAATAAGCATATAAAGAATCTATATCATTATCTAGGTGTACATCAAAGAACTTATGTGTTTTTGACATATTATCAGACTAGAGGGATCCAGTGCTGTTCTGGTGCGTCAGACATTTCTAAAAACCTAACTGGTAAAATATCATATGCTACTGTAATTCTTGGACCTTCCCAGTCCCAATCTGCCATTGCATGCTGATGACCCATCTCTGAAACAATTAGTTTATTATCAATATTTTCATGATCGACTATTTCTCCATATACATGATAGTGAGTTTTTGATGGTTGTGCTTTTACACTATAATACCCGTGAAAATTTGGTGCTCCTGGTTGGCCATGATCATGCCAGTCTAGTTTTCCTTTTCCAGAATGTGTTATATTAAACCATCCCTGAACCATGAACTGTTCTTTATCAAAGTCTATTTCATAATAATCACATGCTTCTTTGGTAGCATCTTTAACTGCAGAAAATACATTATGTAACTCTGGGCTATGAAACTGAAAAACATTATATTCACGCCATTTAACTGTAGATGTACTTCCAGATTTGGTCCAATATTCTTTTCCTGTTGAACCTAATGGAGTAATTCCATCTATCTCTGCATTTTCTATTTGTGAATATTTTTCTATTAAAAATTTAGACAATTTATCTAAATCATTATTTAAATATCTTTCAAAAAATTTATGTGGCTTTGTACCAAAATATTTGGTAGGTTTATTTAATATATTTTCTTCCATAACCTTTTCCTATCTGTATACAATAAGTATACCATAATAAATTAACCCCAAGGAGCAAAATTAAAGTTTGGTGAGAAACCGAACACGCTAAACGGTGAGAAACCGAACACGCTAAACGGTGAGAATCCAAACACGCCGAATGGTGAGAATGAGAAGACACCGAATGGTGAGAATCCAAACACGCCGAATGGTGAGAATCCAAACACACCGAATGGTGAGAATGAGAAGACACCAAATGGTGAGAATGAGAAGACGCTAAAAGGAACAAACGAAAATGTTGTAACACTTCCAGAGTTTGCCGATGTTGAAGATGATCCATTAGCGTTATCTGCTCTTACATTATATGTTTGTGCTGTTCCTGCTTCCTGAGAAATAGTGACTGATGTAGAAGTAGTATTTCCAGATTTTCCATCTGAGGATGTCCAATAATAATTAGTTATTGACTTTCCACCATTTGCTGGCGCAGTCCAAGATATCGTATCTTGTGCTTGATTTGCTACAGTAGATGCTGATGGAGCAGACGGAGTTGCTGGAACAGTAGTGACTGTTACAGAATTTGATGCTGATGATGATGCAGAGTTACCATATTGGTTAGTTGCAACTACAGTTACTGTAGTATTTACTCCAGATCCAAAACCAGTAATAGTTAAAGGAGAAGAATTTCCACTTGCTGTATGTGTTGTATTATGAACACTGCAAAATGCTGACGCTGTATAAGAAGTTGCTGGCGTTCCGTCAGAAGCGGGAGTAAAGGTAACAGTAATAGCACCATTATTGTATGCTCTATTTGTACCTACATCTGTTGCCGTTCCTATTGTTGGTGCATTAGGAACTGTTCCTTCACGACGTGTTTTAGAACGTCCGCCTCTTGCTTTACCGCCTTTTCCTCTTAATGGCATATTTCTTCTCCTTTTATATTAATTTAATTATGCTACGATATCGCCTGTCAGATACCAGGTATCTGTATCTCTCTTAACAAGAGATGCACCTGAGTATTGTGTACGAAGTTTCTTTCCTGGAGTTGCATAAATTGTAACCCCTGAACCTTCTGCAACTGTTACCTGTCCCGCTCCTAGTTGGAAAATATCAATATATGTTCCCACTGGGAAGGCAACTGAGGAATTTGATGGAACTGTGACTGTAGTTCCAGATCCTGAGTTTATAGTTACCATATTTGTAGAATCTGATAGCGCAAGAGTATAACTTGCTGTCTGAGCATTAAATGCATAGTATGTTGCATTATCAAGATTTGATTGTTCTAACTTCAATGCAAGGCTGTTTGTAACAGTTGTTGAGAAGTTAGCATCATCTCCAAGTGCTGCTGCAAGTTCATTTAATGTGTCAAGTGTTCCTGGGGCTGATGCCACAAGATTGGATACTGCGGTCTCAACATATGCTGTTGTAGCAACCTGAGTGCTATTATCTCCAGCAGTTGCTGTTGGTGCAGTTGGTGTACCAGTTAGTGCTGGTGACTCAAGAGGAGCCTTAGCAGCAAGATCTGTTGTAAGATTTGTAATGCTTGATTGAGAAAGAGTTCCATCAATCTTTGCATCTGTAACAGAAGCATCAAGAGGTGTTCTTTCATCTGACAAACGAGCATCATCTGTAAGCACAATGGCTGATGTATCTGCAATACCGTGAACATTTGTAGTATCACCAGAGTGTGCTGTTAAATCACTAGTAACAAGAAGATCTGAAGTATCTACAATACCATGGACATTTGTAGTTACTAGGTTATGAGTTGCAATATCGTCTGATACGCTAGAGTTTGTTGCCAAATCTGCAGTATTTGCAATTCCATGTACGTCTAAAGTAGTAGTGTCATGTGTTGATACTGCACCATCTGCATAAGTAGAGGCATATGTTTCTGTTGCTAAATCTGCAGTATTTGCAATTCCATGTACGTTTAGAGTAGTGCCGTTATGGGTATCTACTGCACTAGTTGCTGCTGAATCTGCATATGATTGTGTTGCTAATCCTGCAGTATTTTCAATTCCATGTACGTTTAGAGTAGTGCTGTTATGGGTATCTACTGCACTAGTTGCTGCTGAATCTGCATATCCTTGTGTTGCTAAATCTGCAGTATTTTCAATTCCATGTACGTTTAAAAGAGTATTATTGTGTTCATCAATAATATTGGTTAGTTCTGTGTCTAGTGCTACTCCTTGAGGAATTAAGTCAATAGGAATAACACCATTACTATTTAACAAAACAAAGTTTGTTGTATCAAAATCTTGTGAATCTGTAAAGTAGGAGAGAGAAGACCAAACAGAAGTACCATCACCAATCTTGAACTTGCCAGTATCTGTCTCGAATCCGATTTCTCCCGCTGCTAAAATTGGGTCTGCAGATGTCCACTGTGCTGCGGTTCCTCTGCGCTGTTGCATTCTTGTTGCCATATTTTTATTCTCTCCTTATGGTATTTCTACCAGTTTTATGAATGTATTATAACATCAA